CGTCTACCTACATAATCAGCTCCTAATTCAAGTGTATAGTGTAAAACATTATAACCTAATTTAACAGCATAACCACCTAAGGCAACTAATGACCAAGATTTACCACCACCAGGACTACCAAAAATCAATCCAAAGTCACCATCACCTAATCCACCTTGTAACAATTCATTAAATGGTTCAAACGGTGTAGGTACTACTACTCTGTGATTTTCTCTGTAACGTGATTCAGTATCTTTGTTGTACTCGTGGCCAATATTTTTGTCTTGACCCGCTTTTAATGCGTTATCAACAATTGTCCTGATTGAATCATAGTCCCCCGCGTTTAGGAAATCTACGCTCGTTAACAACGCTTTTTTAAGCTGTTGATTCTTACAGAAGTTAGAAAATTCTTCCTCTACATACTTAAGATCCTCGTCTGATGATTTGTAGGCCTCACGTAATTGTTCTTTAATTGATACTTGTAATACCTCATTGTCAATCTTTTTAAGTTCTACTTTAAGAACATCCATTGTAGGACAAGTGTGGTATTTTTGATAATACTTTAGAATTTCCTTAATAACCCATTTGTGTGCTTGGTTATCAAAGTATTCTTCACTTAACACATCCTGAATGTTCAGGAGAAATTCCTTGTGTGTTAGCAAAGAGGATAATACTTTAATTTGAAAACCGACGCCGTAAGCGTTTAAATTATTTAATGTCATAACTTTATTTTGTAAAACTGTTTAGTACTTTGTATGTGTCGTTAATTGTAAATTCGGGATTTTTGATCATATGACCTATTCCATCCTCATTGTAAAGTAATAAAAAAGCTTGTGTGTTTAAAGCTGGAGTAGGTTCTTCTACAACATCTTCAAGGTATTCTTTTTCGTTATCATCCATTAACGGATTACTTAAATCCATAATACGATAGTTATTTTCTAATCGTTCCATCTCAAATACTACTCTTGAGTATACAACATGGTCTTTATGTTTTTGAGCACTTATTTCAATAATGTCTTGAAATGTTAATACACGTTCTGCTAGTTCAGGAAACTTTTTAAGTAACCCTTTTTCACCTAATCCTTTTACACCAGCTACTTTATCTGATTGGTCACCTAATAATGTTTTATACAAAATAAAATTCTCAGCTAATACACCAAATTTTTCTTTTACTAAATTTTTAGTATAATATTCTTTATCTCCAGGACGGAAAAGTATAACTTTTTCGTCTACTAATTGAACAAAATCCTTATCATTAGATACTATGAAAACCTGAGAATTGTGTTTTTTAGGCAATATATCACTTAAATATGCGATTATATCATCGGCCTCCACCTTATCTAAACTTAATGTTTTAACTGGTAGGCATTTTAGGTAATGAATTAACCTTACAATTTGATCGATTTTGGAATCGTGTTCATCCTCTAATGAATCAAAAGAATCCCAGTTTGTAATTCTAACTAAATTACGACCTGATTTATATTCAGGTAATAAATTTTTTCTGTTTACTGATGAACCTGTTCCATCAAATACTACGTAAACAGAAGTTGGTTTAACTTGATTAATTAATGAATTAAGAGAACGAATAAAACCCCCTAAACCACCAATGTGAACACCTTGTTCATTTACAAAGTTCATCATTGCGAAGTTCCTAAAAAACAAATTTAACCCATCAATCAGCAATACTCGCTCATGTGGATTAGCAAAACCTTCTTCTTGCTTATCCATTTGGTTTAGGAGGTTTAATAGTTCGTTCTTGTTCATATGATTGGAATATAATAAATCTTCTTGACGTCTCCTAATTAATCAGGTTCTTGTTCAAAAATATTCATTGAGCTTTCCAATACATCTTCTTCCTCGTAGATATCGAAATCCATACCACCTAAAATCTTACTCCATTCGGCAGCATGATCATCTTTATATGATTTGATTTCTTTATCGGTATCGTTAATAAAACCGTGTGGAGTCATAATAATTTTACCTCGAGTTGTAATACCATTAATGTGGTTTTTATCAATTTGAATGTTAGTACGCTTAGCGAATTCAACTTGTTTACCATCTTTAATAGCTTTGATTTTACTAGTACCAGCATTTGAAACATTACCAAAAGTAATTACAAACGTAGCATCAAACCACATAGCAAAACCTCCCTTATTCATAAGTTTTGGTTGTCCCATAGGTACTTCAGCTTTTGCTGTCCAAACCTTATTTACACATACTAACGTATTAGTGTAACGTGAGGATTCTTTACGTGATAATGTAATTTTTTGGTTTACGTTATTACCAAATTGTGTACTCATAGCACCAGCATTCCATTCATTGTTGTTTTTGTTTGAACGAACTGATAAATCACAAGGTACTGAACCGATTGAGTCCCAAAGGAACAATAAATCGTATGGTAAGTTACCTTTTTTCTGTTCATCCAATAAATCCAAAATAAATGCGGCTACGTCTTCGATTGTGTTTAGGGTTTCCCTATCTACATAAAGGAAAAATCCACTGTAATTTCCAACCTCACCTGTTTCCTCGTCTACTTGAGTGTTTACTTGTAAACCCATTTGTGTTGCGTGTTCCCAATTCCATTTCATCTCAGTAATAATGAATACTGGTAGTACACCTGCTTTTTGAGCAGAAACTGCTGCCTCAATTAAAGCTGTTGTTTTACCTGTATCACTATGTCCACGAAGTAGAACAATGTGCCCAGTTGGAATACCAGGCACACTTGTTACTTCTTGAAATGCTGGACTAAGGGGAATCCACTTCTGTTCTTTAAACTTAACGTTACCATTAAGCAATTTTTTCTCCTTAAATTTGTCTAAATTGAAATTAGACTTAATTTCTGCGGAGACAGCAGCCGTTAGCGATTCGCTTTTCTTAGTTCTAGCCATAAATTTAATTTAATTAGAAAGGTAGATCGTTGTCGTCCTCGTCTTCAAACAAAGCATCAAATTTTTCTGCTTTACTTGTTTTAGTTGTTGCAGGAGTTTTCAAGGCATAATTTTTAACAGGAGCTGCTTCCAATTCTGCTTCTACTTCATCCTCGTCATCAATGATAGCACCTTCTTCTGGTTCTTCAGGTGACAACCAAGTTTGTAATGTTTCTTTAATTGACTCGTAAGTGTTCTTACGTTGAATTTCTAACAATACAGGTTGTTCTGTAAGGAAATTTTCAATTTGAGAAGCATCTGCAGTCAAAGGAGTAGTTTTAGGTTTAATTCTGATAGATGTTTTTAATCCTTGACGTCCACCGATATCACCTTTGATAGCTTCAACTGTAAAGTCTCTACCCTCGTTAATGTCTGTGTAATCGCCATAATCTTCATCTTCAGCAATACCTAAAAGCTGCATGTAAATTTCTTTACCAAATTCCCAAAGGCGTACACCTTTTTCTTCCTCACCACGTACAATAACAGGAGCAAAAATTCTCATTTTAGGATCCAATTTCTTAGCCAATACCCAGTTTTCTCGGTCGTTGGTAGTACGTAATTGTTTAGCAAATTCTACAATTGGGTCTTTTTCACCCCAGTTAGTTAAGGCGTAGATAGGGAATTTCGAAAATCCATAGTGAACAAAAACCTCTTGAAATGGGTTTTGTGGATTCAATTTAGAAGGTACAATACGAATTTGGTACTTACCTTCTTGTTTTGGTTTCCAGTAAACTTTTGTGTAATCGATTTTTTCTTTCTTGCCTGGTGTGTTCGTCGACTGTAATGTGTTTAGTCGTTGTTTGATAGCTGATATGTCCATGATTTTTATTAGTTTATAAGATTAATATAATAAGAGGAGATTAATAAACCAAGTTAAAGTTTATATTTCCAAAAAAATCCTCCTGAAGTTTTGGTTCTGTTTTTTAGTACATTATTTATTGCTTTTTCATTTATTCCTAATATTATAGCTGCTTCTCGACAGCATGAAAATTCTTGAATTAAATTATTTTGTTTATCAATTTGAAGGATTGGAATCCTTTTACCAGGTCTAGGATTTGAAAAACCTTGTTTATTTACTCTAGGTTTTCTCATTTTTTGTCTAGCTTCTTCAGACTTAGGAACTTTCATTTTTTGTCTAGTTTCTTCAGTATGGAACTGAGGTCCACCACCACCATTGTTTTTATTTATTACTTCAAATCCCCAATGTTTAAATTGTTCTATCCAGTAACTTTCAAAAAATTTCCATTCATGTTTATAGTTATAAGATATAATATCTATAACATCATATGTAATATTTTTTCCAAATTTGCTATTATGATAATGTTTGCGGTATTTAGGAATATTTGCTTTTCCTATATAAACTTTATTAGGATTGTTATCTATATTAGTAATAAGATAAATATATGTAATATGTATCACTGTAATTTATAATTTTGGTCGATTATAAATATTACAGAATTTGAGCCCTTTTACAAGGGCTCTTATTATTTTTAATTTACTTTTGTAAAATATCCTTTAGAATACAAAGCATCAACCCATTTTTTAGGCATAGAGACTATAGCTTCGTCGGCCATTGGTCCTAACGCTTTTATGAATTCTTCTGGTCTATTTATATTTTTTAAAGTGTACTCTTTACCCTCAAATTTTTTAAATTCATTGGGCAATACTTCAAAAACATCTCCAACTTGTGGTTGAATTTTTCTATCGTAGAATGCAGAAATTGCACTTTTTAAATATTGCATTATTTTAGAGTCTGGGGATTTGGTTACTTTAAACTTATCTCCTATTTCAAAATTAGATATTGAATCTTCGTTTAAACGAGATTGTGTAGTGATTTTATTTTCTACTAACCACTTAGAGGCGTCAAAATTGTCTGCTTTTTTCATGTTTATCAATATGTCATAAATATACGAAGGAAATTCTAGATTCCCAAATGACGTTTTTTAAAGTTCAACAATCTTATGAACTTTTGTATTCAATTGTTTCAACTCATTATGGTTGGTTAACAAGATACAGTTTTTATAGTGTTGCCAATTTACACGGAAAGATGGGTCAACCACTCCCCCGTTTAACTTTTTAATCAAATCATTCAACGCATTAATTGTATATAATGTGTTGGTTTCTTTCTTTCTATGTACTAGGATTGTATTCATCGGAATACCCTCAACATTGCCCTGCTCCACGTTGTATGTAACAACGTACTCGTCTGTACTTTTTACATAAAGTACAAACATCTTATTATACATAATTGTATAAGCCCTAGTCAGATCACTAATTAGTGTCTCTAAATTCTCTAGTGCTGTAAATGTACAAAATAACTTATTGTTCACGTCTTTTATGTTTGTCGAATCAAAATCGTATCCGTCATACGTATAGTCATTCCTCTGTAAAATCGTATGTTTTTCCATAACTTGTTTTTGTTTGTAACCTGTATTTATCAAATATTTGTTTTATCTCGTTTTCTATATTTTCATCACCCTCACCTAGCTCAAACAAAAACGAATCGTACGTATATAATACAATTTTTGTTTTCCGTCCTCGTAATAGCTTATGTATATCCATCAATATACGAACATTCATTGCGGACTCCACGTTCTGTAGCATGTAATTAAACAGCTTCTGTGGATTCATATTCTCCAGTTTATCCTTTTTAAAGCAATAACCCGAAATCGGCACAATAACTTCACCCGAGTTATTGAACGCCTCCCAATTTATTGTTATGAATTGTTTTACTTTTTGAAAAAATTCCAAATGTTCATACTCTTTAAATACGCCACCATAGAGTTGCTTGAACGTGAGCTCTTTTGCCTCTTTGTAGCTCGTGCCATAGAGGTCAGCGAACGTTTGGTGGACATCCGTAGTGCCAAAATCAAAGGCAACCATACGACTAGCGAGGTGAGGATGATATGCACTAATATCGAGCTCCATAAACCCATGACTCGATATGTAGCTTCTCCTTGCGCCATTTTCTTTATTTATTGCTGCGAAATTAACGCCATTAAAAGAGTTACTTGGTCTACGTGTTGTTGTAGCCAAATTGTAACTTGTG